AGAAGAGGGCAAGCGGGTTAAAAACGGCTTTACGAAAAAATATAAGCTGACGGATAAAAAATCCGCGCTGGATAGCATTGCCCGTCACCTTGGAATGTTTACAGATAAAGTACGGGTGGAAGGTGAATTAAATGTCAACAGTCCAAGAGACGAGATCAACAGCAGAATTGCTGGCATTGCTTCCCGCCTCGGAGAGGGAGAAAATACTTAAGGATTATTCAGAGGAGCAAATGAAAGCGCTCATATACGATTGGGATTTTTGGGCGCGTCCTTCACAAAAAACACCAAAGCAGGATTTTGTTACATGGCTATTACTGGCCGGGCGTGGATTCGGCAAAACAAGGGTTGCATGTGAACAGCTTTTAAAATGGAAACGAGAAGGATATAAACGATTTGCAATAGTAGCGCAAACGCCGGCAGAAGCAAGGGATGTTTTAATTGAGGGTGAGAGCGGCATATTGGCTATTTCACCGCCCTGGGATATGCCTTTATATGAATCGTCAAAGCGCCGGGTGACGTGGGCTAACGGAGCGGTTGCAACGGTGTATTCGGGCGAGAATCCGGAGCTATTGAGAGGGCCGCAGCACGAGAAAGCATTAGTTGACGAATTAGCCAAATACAAATACCCGCAAGACACATGGGATAACCTTATGTTGGGGCTAAGGCTTGGAGATAACCCGCAGGTGGTTGTAGCGACAACACCGAAACCGATCAAAACGCTCAAAGAGATTGTGGCCGATAAGCATACGGTCATTACACGGGGTAGCACATACGAAAATAAAGCCAATCTGGCGCAAGCGTTTGTTGATTTGGTCATATCGAAATACGAAGGGACAAGACTGGGTCGTCAGGAGCTTTACGCGGAACTACTGGATGATAACCCGAATGCTCTATGGCAACGCTCAAACATTGACAAAACACGTGTACAGAAAGCGCCGGAGCTTAAGCGTATTGTAGTGGCGATAGACCCGGCAGTCACGGATACGGAAACATCCGACGAAGCCGGTATCATTGTAGCGGGGGCAGATTACGACAATCACGGATACATACTGGAGGACGGCTCAATAAAGGCAAGTCCTGACACTTGGGCGGGAATTGCGGTTAATCTGTTTTATAAATATAACGCAGATCGGATAGTCGCTGAAAAGAACCAGGGCGGCGATTTGGTTGAAATGGTAATCAGGACGAAAGACCCGGCAATACCGTACACTGGAGTATGGGCAACACGCGGGAAGTATCTAAGAGCCGAACCGATAGCGGCCCTCTATGAACAGGGGAAAGTTAGCCACGCAGGAAGCTTTCCAGATCTTGAGGACGAGATGACGGAGTGGACACCGGGCGATAAATCTCCTAATCGTATCGATGCGATGGTTTGGGCTTTAACGGAGTTAATGTTGCCGAAGAAAGGCAAACTGAGGATTGAAATATGAGTTTTTTCGATTGGATAAAGCGAGGTATACAAAAAGTGAGCGGAGTTGAACAAAACCAGTTTTACGCTGATGAATACAGCACCATGTATAATTACATGTATCTGTGGAACGCGTATTACCAAAACAACGTCGATAATCTATTGACGCTTGCATCGAACGACGACGTATATAAAAACGCGACAGTTACGTATCCGGCGATGTATCGGGTATGCAATAAGATTGCAACGCTGGTATTCTCCGAGCTCCCGCGCTTCACGTTCGACGAAAAATCGCAGGAGCGCATGGATTATATTATTGACAAAAACAGATTGTTTGAAAAAATAAGAGAAGCACAAACAGAGATATGCGCTCTCGGAAACGCGTATATCAAAATCAACACGGACGAAACCAAAGACTATCCGATTATCGAGATTGTGCGGGCGATTGACGCTGTTCCGGAATACGTTGATTGGGGAAAAGTCACCGAAGCCACGTTTTACACACTTAAAAACAGAGACGGAAATGTCTATTGGTGGCTTGCGCAGACACATACGGAGATTGACGGTAAAAAGGTCATTGAAAGCCGGTTGTACAAGGGCGACAGCGTAAACCTTGGGCAGGAAATGCCGTTGACCACGCTCGAGGAAACAGCAGGCATTGCACCTGTGATCGATTTAAAAACAAAATCATCGTGGTTTGTGCATATCAAAAGCCCGATGCCGAACAACAAGGATACGCACTCCCCGCTCGGCATAAGCGTTGCGGCAAACAGCCTGGAGCAGATCGATCATATCAACCTAACGATGCAATCGTACTACAAGGACGACAAACAGAAACAGCCTAAAACGATTGTCAGTGAAGATCTGGTCACGACGCATAAGAAAGGCAACAAGATCGAGCACACCGTCGATTTCGACGAAGAATTTTATATATTACTCAACTCGGACTCTGGCGGCGATAAGATATACAAAGTCGTTGACATGGAATCAAAACAAGCTGATTTTGAAGCCAGCATCCAGGGCAAGTTAGACCGGTTCTACGAATCATGCGGACTGTTCAGGTCGGCGCTTAAAACCTCCGGCGCAAAGACGGCAACGGAATGGGAATTGGCCGATAAGGACAGCACCGACACCGGCGCGGATTTTAAAAACGCCTGGTTATGCGCTCTGGATGAATTGCTTCACGCGATTATGGAGATTGACAATATATATTATCAGGGCGCGGATGTTTCAAAAAAAGTAAAGCATAAGCTTGACCAAAACATTACGATTGAGTTTATGGACAGCGTAAAATACGACCAGCAGGAAAAAGCCGTCACTGCAACAAATATGTATAACGCCGGAATGATATCACTATTTACGTCTTTGCATGAGATATTTCCCGATTGGGATGATGAGCGGGTACAACAGGAGATTGACCGCAAGAATGCGGAAGCGGCGAACAAGGCAAAGGTTTCGGAGGTTGATTTTTTCGGGAGTGGTAGCGGATGAGCCTATCGCGCGAAACAATTGCTGACCTGACACAAGACTTAGTCGATATGTACACCAACATGGAAACTGAGCTCATGGGCAAGGTTGCGGAATATCTGAAAAAGAACAACTCGCTTTTACAGACTTTTGACGCCAGGGATGAACTCGGAAGAGTTATTTCGTCTGAGTCGGTAACAGTGGTCCAGTGGCGAACACGCGCATTGAAGGAACTCGGCGCGCTTGACGCGGAAGGCGTAAAATTGCTTGCGCGGTACAGCGGAAAAACGGTTAAAGAGGTTAAGCGGATATATGCGGAGGCATTAAAAACCGGGTTTAAAGAGGACGAAGCGATATTAAAAATCGGGGTTGAGGGCGGCGTATTGCAGCCCGCCGTTCCCCTGGCACAAAGCGCGGTTGTCGATATGCTGAAAACAGCAGAAAAAACTACGTTGACAACATTTAACAAACTAAACAACAGTATGCTCCGAAGCGCGGGAGCACAATACACGAAGATCGTAAACAGCATAGAAACGCAGGTCATGTCCGGTACCGTAACGGTCAATCAAGCGGTGGCCAGAAGCGTCAGACAGTTTGCGCAAGAGGGATTGACAGGATTTACGGCGGCTAATGGCGCCGAATGGACGCCCGAAGCATACAGCCGGATGGTTATTCAATCCGACCTTAAAAACGCCGTGAGCGCGGCGCAGGAGGCCAGATACGCCGAATATGGTAATAACTACATAGAGATCAGCGCCTACCCTGGCTCGCGTCCAAAATGCGCAGAAGATCAGGGCTATATCTACTCTTTGGACGGCGATACAACGCCGATCACCGACGTTGACGGAAACGAGATAGAGGTTAGGGCATGGAGTGATTCAAGTTATGGTGAGCCGGACGGAATTTTGGGCATCAATTGTGGGCATTCACGGTGGGCGTTCGTGCCGGGGCTATCCACCCAGGCCAACCGCAATGAGGATATAAATAAAAAAGAGAACGCAAAAAAATACGAAGAACGCGAACAACAGCGGTATATCGAGCGTAACATTCGCGATTCGAAACGCGAAGCACTCATGCTTGAAAAATCCGGCGCTCCAAAAGTAGACGTTGACGCGGCGAAAGCAAAGGTAAGCGAATGGCAAAGCCGGGCGCGTGAGTTTGTGGATAAAACAGGCGGCACACGGTACTATGAGCGAGAGCAAATATATGTAAAGTGAGAAGGTTCAATCAAGGGCATCTTGGCGGGTGTCTTTTTTTGATACAAAAATATGAGTTGCCGGGGCTCACCAAAACCGGGAATATCGGGAGGTATTGAAAAATGAAACTAGAAGAATTAAAAGCATTGGTTGAAAAACACACGGCAGACGGAGTTATTAATTTTGACGAGCTCAACAAAGCTATCAACGCGAGCTTTGATGCTGTAATCGAAAAGAAGGAAGATGCGGCACGAAAGAGCGTTATGGCCGAGTACAAAGCGGCGGGAGCTGCCGAGCTGCTCAAAAAATACGACTTTGACAACGAGGATTCGTTCAGCGCGTATGTAGCCAATGCAAAACAGGGTGAAACGGAGTTATCCCAAAAAGCCACGCGGCTCGAGGGTGAGAAAGCCAAACTCGAAAACAAAATTAAAGAGCTTGAGGGAAGCGTGGGAACGCTGAACGCCGAAAGGACGCAGCTCGCGAGACTGAATCAGACTGTCACAAGCGGCACGGTAAGGCCGGAGTTTGCCGAATTTGTTGTGGACAAGGTATCTAAGTCCTTGGGAGAGGACGAAGATTTCACCGAAAAACTCACGGCGTACATCGAAGCTAATCCGCAATACGGCATGACGGACGGACGGCCCAACATCGGCGAGCCTGCCGGAAAACCGAGCAGCGATAAAAATCCGTTTGCCAAAGAAACAAGAGATGTTGCGGAGCAGACGCGGTTATTCCGCGAGAACCCCGCAAAAGCAAGAGAGCTTGCTAAACAGGCAGGCGTAAAAATTTAAAAGGAGTATTAAACTATGGCAACATATACAAGGATAGGCGATATTATCGAACCGGCAATCTTCAACGCATATTTGCAGGAAGTTACGGCAGAAAAAAGCTATTTTCTCAACAGCGGAATCGCGAGGCCGTCCCCTGAACTGACGGCAGAAATGGAAGCCAAAGGCAAGGCTGGCGGCGTGATAAACGTGCCGTACTGGGGCGACCTGACAGGCGACGACGAAGTTATAAACGACGACACCACGCTTGACGTGGCAAAGGCCAGCACGTATCAGGACAAAGCTATTATGTGCTTGCGTGGCAAGGCGTGGGGAAACAACGATCTGGCCGGGCTGTTTGCCGGAAGTGATCCAGCAACCGCAATCGCTAACAGGGTAGTGGCGTTTTGGGATCGTAAATACCAGGTCGCTATGACGAACTTGTTAAAAGGCGCGCTTGGCGCAGCCACTATGACCGGTAATATTTACGACATCAGCGGAGAGAGCACGCTGAACTATTTTACGGGCGAGGCGTTTATTGACGCGCAGGGCGTTTTAGGCGACGCACAGGATAGCCTTGGTAGCGTGGCGGTGCATGGCAAGGTTTATACCGCGATGAAAAAGCAAAACCTGATTGACTTTATCCCCGACGCAGAAGGGAACGCGACAATTGCAACCTATATGGGCAAGCCTATAACGGTTGACGATAAGCTCCCGACGAGCGGAAGCGGAGCCGACACGGTTTATTCAACTTATCTGTTCGGCGCGGCCCCGGTGATATTCAACGAGATCAGTGTACCGAACTGGAGCCTTGAAACCGACCGTGATATCTTGGCGGCTAATGACGTGATGGTAATGCGTAAAGCGTTCTGCATGCATGTGGCCGGGATTAAGTGGCTTGGCGTTTCTTTGGCCGGTGATTCCCCGACAAATGCGGAGCTTGCGACAACCACAAATTGGGAAAAGGTAGCCGAGAACAAGAACATCAAGATTGTTGAATTCAAGCACAAACTGGCGGTGTAATTATGGGATTGTTTGCGTTTGAACAGGCGCGGAGAAAGATAAACGCTGAACGGCTAGCGGCGGCAAGGGCAGAAACCGCTAGCCCTATTGTCGAGCCGACGTTAAGCGAGCTTACAGTTGTGCAGCTTCGCGAAAAAGCGGAAGCGTTGAAAATTAAAATACCGCGCAACATGAAAAGGGCTGATATTGTGGCCTTGATTGAAAGAGGTGAAAAGAAATGAAAGGGCTGAAAAGAAGCCTTAAAGACTTATACACAATAGCGCAAGCTGCGATTGACGGAGGCATAACGCTCTCCGTTACTCCGGCTACGCTTGGAAGCTCTGCGGCGGCGGTCAACACAGCGATAGGTGGTGATGGCTTTACCCGCGACGTTACTATCGAGCTGCTTGATGCGGATGGCGAGTTGATCAAGACAAGCCATAGCTTTGCGATTGCGGCAACAAAAAACTCTACGTCCGGTACGGTCACGATACAAGGCGGGATTTCGTCTATTGCGCTTGTTGACGGCGAGGCAACGGTAACGCTTGTGTACGCCGGGACATGGGCAGAAGCGGATACATGCACGCTGACAGTAACAGGCGGAACGGTGGCCGGTAATACGGTAGC